GAGTGTTGATGACGACGACATTCGCGCCCTGGCTGGCGGCCGGGCCTGTGCCGAACTCGGCATGACCTACCAGAGCAAGGTTTCGTTCGTGCTCACGCGCGACCTGGCGATCAAGCGCATCGACTTCCTGGACATCGCCAGCATTGAAAACGACAGCCAGGTTGAACCGCTGCCCGAGGAACGTGTGGATGCTGAAATTCTGCTGTCGGCCAAGGAGGTAGGCGGCCTGGTGGCGGCTCTGGACGGGGCGATGGGTGGAAGGAGGGTGATGCGATGACCGATAAAACCTGCACAACCTGCGCATACGCAGGTATGGATGGCATCGCCATGCGGTCTACAGAACGTTGCCGGTTATGTTTGACCGGACTCGATTTGCCAAATTGGTTGCCAATCTGGTTGCCAACCTGGCCGTATGAAGACTTTGTTGAAGTTCCTGGACTTGTCCAGAAAATCGGCGACGAAGCGCGCATGGACATCATCGGGCAGAACGGCAACGATGGGTTGCACTACGAAAGCGTGGATCCGACTGGCATCACCAGCTTCTGCCTGGGTAACGGGGCTTTGATGTGCGACGGATGCCCGCAGGAGAAGAACTGGAAGATGCTGAACCAGTTGCCCGACCCGCTGCGCTTGGAACTGCAAGCAAAGGCCCAGCGGATTGTTGACGACGCCTGCATTCTCTCCGGGCGCCCTTGGTACGGCGGCCCCAAGGAAGCCGGTGACTTCAACCGCTACTGGACGTTCCTGCGGAGGAGCCCAACGGCGCCTAGCCCGATGGAAACCAATGCCGTCGGTGATCAGCATGACCCGATTGTCGAGTCCGTCCGCGCCAAACTACTACAGCGGTCCCAGGTCGGCATCAAGAAGTACGGGACCATGCTGGACCGGAAAGACCTGACGGAACTGGACTGGCTCAAGCACGCCCAGGAAGAAGCGATGGACCTCTGCAACTACCTGGAGCGACTGATCCAGGACAAGCAACGGGCGTCGTGAACCCAGCATGAAAGTTGCAGAAATAACAGAGGTTGCAACATGGCAAGATTGACCGCCGACCAGTGGGAAACGATCAGGGCGAGACGCGAGACAGGCGCCTCATTCCCTGATCTGGCGCGGGATTTCGGCGTTTCTCACCAAGCAATCCAGAAGCGCGCGAAGCATGAAGGATGGGGCGACGGCAAGGACGTTGAGGCCGACATTCGCCGCAAAGTTGCAGAGAAGGTTGCAGGCGTGGTTGCAGGCTGCAACCCTAAAAAGAAGGCCGAGGAAATCGACGCGGAGGCGGAGCGTCGGGCGGGTGTTCTGACCAGGCACCGGAATGAGTGGGTCGATTCCCGCGCGATATTGACCACCGCCATGGATAACCACAAGAAGGCGGTCAAGTACACGGAAAAGAAGTTGGCGTTCGAGGATCTGAAGGCCGCGAAGATCACCGCCGAGTCCACCCGGATTATCCAGGATGGAGAGCGGAAGGCGTGGGGCCTGGACGTGGTGGTTGACCTGACCAAGATGACGGACGAGCAACTGGCGAGGATAGCCAAGGGGCAGATGCCGACATGACGCACAAGATAGCCGGGCTGAAATTTGGCCGGCTCACTGCAATCAGGCGTGACGGGGTGGACGGCAAGAATAGGCCCGTGTGGTTGTTCGTGTGTGATTGCGGGAATGAAACCAGGTTGCGTGCGACGTTGGTGGTTACTGGGCACACGGAAAGTTGTGGTTGCTTGCGGATGGAGCGGCTTCGCCAGGCAATCGGCCTTGATCTGGCGGGAAAGCGATTCGGACGGCTTCTAGTAGTAAGCGAGTCTGGCAGGGATAGGGAGGGGGCAATTACCTGGAACTGCACTTGTGATTGCGGAAATGATTGCGTTGTTTCAGGTAAGAGGATGGTTTCAGGGAACACAACATCCTGCGGATGCCGAAAACAAGAGGTTGGGCAAGAAAACATAGAGCGTCGAAGGGTTGATTATATTGGCAAGCGATATGGGAAGTTGGTTGTAACTGATATTCTCGGGTGTGATGAATCAGGAACATATAGGTTACGCTGCAAGTGCGATTGCGGAGGTTATAAGGTTGTCCCAAACAATAGCCTAACCGGCGGGAAAGCGATTTCATGCGGGTGCGAACAGAAAGGGAGAAAGAAAGGAAAAGCATGGATGCCGATAGGCGCAAGAATGTATTTGGCCGCCAGGGGGAGTATCAGGCGAGCTAGAAAGAAAAAGTGTGGTGGCTTTTTTACCCGAGAGGAAGTAGATGTTCTATACAAAAAACAAAATGGAAAGTGCGTGTGTTGTAATGCAAAGCTAGGGACAAACTTTCACCGTGATCATATTATGCCGTTGGCTCTTGGAGGCTCTAACACCATAGCCAACATTCAACTGCTATGCCCAACATGCAACGGTCGTAAGGGCGCAAAAGACCCTATTGTTTGGGCAAATGAGATAGGGAGGCTGATCTAGTGGGCCTCTCTCTTGCGTTGCGCGCCGCTGCGGAACTTGAGATGCGGAGACGTCGTGCCGAGGTCATGGCCCAGTTGGATAGCGACGAGCAAGCCATACCTGAAGACATGACGTTCCGGCAGTGGTGCGACACGTTGGCGAAGCAAGGGATGAAGGTTGACGGAAAGCCGTTTAGCCTGGAAGACCGGCCCGCCCTGATCCCACTTTATGAGGCCATCCCGACGACGCGGAAAGAGGCGGCAGGGAAGACGTTGGTGCTCATGAAAAGTACGCAAATCGGTGCCAGCGTGTGGGAATTTATGGCGGCGCTGTATATGTCGCTCAAATGGGAGCCGGTTACGATTGGCATGTATATGCCTTCCCAGGCTTCCGCAATCTACAAGTCAGAAAACCGATTTATGCGCGTGGTTAGGTCGGCCGCGCCGCTATACAAAATATTGACCACCGGGCGCGATGTATCTGGAAATGCCAAAATAGTCGGAGAAGGCAATGTGCTCACCCGAAAGGTTGGCGAGTCCATCATGCTGTTTCTCTGGACTACCGGCAAGGTGACAACGGAATCCGTGCCGTGCGACGTAGTGACCCTGGATGAGTGCCAGGAAATGACGCTTGACCAGATCGATAAGGTTCAGGCCCGCACCGGAGATAGTGAGGTAGCATTTACGCTACTGCTGTCCACTGCAAACATGCCAGACCTTGATATTGACCACTGGTATAGGCGTGGCAATCAAGAGGTTTGGCATACGGAATGTCAGCACTGCAAAGCAATGTCCGACCTGTCGGACCCGGCCGGGATATTCCCTGGCAAGTCCATTGGTTACAACGGTGGCGACATTGAGGGCGTCGAGCCCAACGAATACTACTGGCGCTGCCCTGTGTGTGGTGGCGTGATTGACGACCCTCAAATAGGCCGATACATCGTCCAGAACCCGGGCGCCAGCAAGAACATTCGCTCCCTACTCCTGCCGAGAACAATCAGCCCAAAACTGACGCCTCGAAAGATGTTCGAGGGGTGGATGAACGCCAAGACTGGCGACCAGAAGAAATCTTTCTACAACCGCACGCTGGCCAGGCCCTACATCGACGCCAACCAACTGCCGGTGACGTTGGCTCATTGCCTGGCCTGCGTTGAAGAAGGGCTCCGGGCCGGCGTGGTCTGGAAGACATCGGCGCGCGACACCTACATGGGCATCGACCAGATGGGCGGCTTCAATGCCGTGATCATCAAGGAGCGCCTGCGCGACGGCCGCCAGGCGGTGATTCACGTCGAGGCCATCTTCGACCTGAGCCCGTTCGACCGGTGCAGCGAGTTGATGGCGATTTACGGCGTGGCCATGTGCGTGGTCGAGCAGTTGCCGAACGTCAACGACGCCAGGAAGTTCGCCAACCGCCACAAGGGTCGCGTGTTTCTCGCCGGCTACGCCGACCTGCGCGACGATGCCATGTCCTGGGGCGACGACCTGAGCAAGTCCGACCGCAAGACCAGCGAAGACGACCGCACACGGTACACCGTCAACCTGAACCAGTACAAGTGCATGCAAACCAGCCTGTACCGGATCCGGGACCGCTTCTGCCTGTTCCCGAACCCCGACGACCTGGAACAGGACGTGATCGACAACGGCGCCACCAAGCGGATCCCGCTGCTGCGCGACTGGGTGTTCCACCACTTCACGAAGAC